CTGCCTGTACGATTCGAGGTCTAGCTCGTTGGCTTCGTTGATAAAACAGAACTGTCGTTTCGCTCCTCGTATCTTTTGAGGCTGGTCAATGGAAATAAACTCCCACGTATTTCCAAATAGGCTGTACGTGTTCTCTGTCTTGTTGTGGTTGCGTTCGTCGTACCAATCCTCTCTGTCTAAGATGAAGAAGAAGTCCCGCATCACAGACGCACGCAAAGAGGGAAATGACTTGCGTACTACGGTGATGAGGTAACCTGCGTTTGGATTGCGATAGCACCACTCGCACAGCAGTGTAATAGTTGAGAAAGTCTTGCCACTACGAGTGCCACCTTGCAGTACAGCAATCCTCGTCTTGCAATGCAATAAATCGTAATATGCTTTGGCTTGACGCATCTAAACAAAAATAGGGCTTGCGCCCTACTTTCTTACTTTGCTACGTGTAACACTACTTTAAAAACGTGCGTGGTATTTAATTGTGCCACTGGTATAAAGTGTTTTTCCGCCGCCACAACTAGTATATTTTCTTCACCAAAGTTGTGTTGCAACTGCGCTGTTAATTCCTCACGGTCATCTTTGCTCAATCGTTCACAAAAGAACGCCTCAAATTGACGTTCGTTTGGTTTATCTGTCACCTGCATTAATACGTTTGGATGACGCAGGTCGCAGGCTTGACGTGCAGTTGTTGCAATGTCTTCTTCGAACATTTCTTTAATGTCCTCGTTGCTAAAAACCGATAAAAAGTTTGTGGTGTTTTTGTCGTCCATCTTCTTTGCAAATGTTTTCATTTTCGTTTGGTGTTTAAATCTGTACAAATATACACATCTTCCACAAACAAGCAAACATTCTACATATTTTTTTAATCAATCAACTTTGACTTACCGTCGTGGTCTTCACGTTCCAGCACCTCATCAAACCAAGATGGTGGCTTTACTGCTTCGTCAAACTTAATCTCGGTCTCTTGTTGCTTAGGCATAAAGTATGGCATCAGACTACTCAGAGCTTTGAGGTATTTCTCGTCGCTGTTCTCTCGCAAGACGGCAAGTGAATCTTGGATGTTTTCCATCTCGCCTTCCATTACCTGCACAAACAACTCACGAGCCGCTGACCCTACTTTGTCTTTAGAACCCTTGGGTCGTCCAGTTGGATTTCCGCTTTTTCCTTTTACAAATGTCATTTGCTTGTTTTTGCTTGTTCTTTACAACTCAATTTGACTTTTGAGGTATTCGATAATGGCATCCGTCTTTTGCTTGTAGAAGGTCTTGAACTCCCCTCGTTTACCTTGTGACTCCCACACCTTGTATATGACATTACGTAGCCTCTGGCTTTGCGTCTTTGGTTGGTCGTATAGGTCGAGGTCAATTGATTCTAACTCTTCTAGTTCGGATTCCTCCATCGTCTCCCCTGCTTTGAAATATAAGATTCCATAAGTGTCGGTCAGTTCGTCGATGGTCATCACTTCGCTACTCGTCTTTTCTTGAGTTACAAAGCGTAGGCTTACCGTCTTGTCTTTCCGTCGTTGGTAGCCATCGAGGATGCCCGCCGTTATGATTCGCACGACGCTTCGTATACCTGTTGCAATTTGACCAGACGTTCTTTGAGGCAGCTACCGCATCGAGTGAAGCGTGCTTTGAACTTGTACAGGTCACGGTACATATCGTTTACCGCTTTTTGTGTTACTGCTGTCAGCACACCTTTGTCTGCTTCTGGTTTAATGATGTCTTCGTACACCTTCTTTTGGTGTGCGTTCATCGTAGTGGCATATGGAAAGCGTTTGTTCAGCCATTCCTTACGCTCTTGGCAACCGCAATCGTCAGTGATAGCTTCAACTATCTCCTTTATTCCCGTTGCTTCTGCTATCTTTTCGATTGTATCTCCCAGACCCTTGGACTTTTTCGATGTTCGCTTTGATGTAGTCCTTGGTTTTTTGGAGACTGACTTGGATTGTTTTTCTACTGATTCCTGTGGCATCGGTTAGTGTGTTTATGCTGTGATTATGCAGGTAATATACCTTGAAAATTTCGGCATCGAACCAATACAAATCGTCCAGCAGATGTTCTACGTTCTCTAGCTGTTCTTTGTAGTCCATCTCCTTGTAGCTGTCGGGCATCGTACCCAAAGCATTGAGGGGATATTCGAAAGTCAGATGCTCTTGCCATTTCTTGTACTTGTAGTAAAAGCGTGTGGTCTTGGAGAAGTTGCAGATTTTAATCCATCTAATGATGTACCAAAGCAACTCGCCCCGCTCGCACATCGCCTCGTACTTGTCGTCTTCGCGTTCGAAGATAGTCAAGGCTATGTCATTCACCAAGTCTTCAGCGTATTTAGATTCTATATATATGCTGGAGATTGTGATTATTTCTTTGTAGTTCTCCGACCAAAATTTATGTATGCAGGTCACAGTCGTGGGTTAGCTTCTTAAAGAATTGAGTTAGCTCGCGTAACTCTGGCGTGGTGAACTTGCGTAAGGCATTACTCTCGGCAATAATACGTTCGGCTGTGCCTTCTCCGTACACTTGGTTAAGACGGTTGCCGAACTCGTAGTTCCTGCCACCCATCACCATATTGCAACCACCGCATTGTGGCTTACAATTTAGCGTAACTACCTTACCGTCTATCTCCTCGTAATGCCATCGCGTGCTGTACTTGTTGCGTGTCTGGAAATGTCCTGCCTGCATCCCTTCTTTTTCCCAGTACGTTTTTTTGCCGCACGTCCAGCAAGCTACCATACCGTATTCATCGGCGTGGCTTTTACGGACGTATATGCTGTACGCTGCGTCCAGTGCCTTGACTGCTTTTGTTCGCTCGCTCACGCTTTACAATATAAGAAAAGGAGGCATAAGCCTCCCTTTCCGTTCAACCCAAAAAGAATGAAAACTACCTAATGAACCAAAGCGATAGTGCTGCAATCTAATTCGTTTTTTGCGTTTCTGCAAGCGTAGGGTCATATTCTGCATATGCGTCGAGGTGGTCGCGCAGTCTGCTTCCGATGCCTTTGCCTTTCGCCTTGGGGCTGTCTTTTACCAATTGCGCCAGATTTAGCGGTTCAAGTTTCTGCTCCGTGTATTTGCGGTATTCGTCTTTTTCTGCCTGTCGTTTGGCTTCCATAATATCCGTGCGTACCTCACCTTCATAACGCCGTAAGCATTCGAGGATTTCTGCCGACTTCAGACGCTCGTACAGCTTTCCGAATTTGCCCATACGAATCATATCAAAACAGACTTTGATTTCTTCAAGCGTAATAGTAGGGTGTTCTTCGATGATTGCCCGACACGTAAACCGCATCTCTTCGTCACTGCTCAACGTCTTCTTCGCATCTACGTCTTTGCATAGCCTACCTACTTCCGACATAATCCATCCACGGCATACAGCGGGATGAGTCTTTAAGGCTACTTGTATGTTCGTGCCTTTTGTCCAAGCCTCAGCGGGCGTTATCAGCCCCACCTTGTCCTCTTTATCCGTTAACAACAAAGTCGTTGATTCCGTCAACGCTAAAGTTTTCTCCTTTGAATCCATTTTTTTCCTTTTTAAAATCATTGCTTCTTCGAACCCACAATCTAGCACAGGCTTTCCAATCTTTCAAGGGTTTGTTCTTGCCCTGCACCCAGCCATTCGCGGAATAGTAATCATAGAACGCTATCGCTTGGTCTTTGGCGTTGCCTGCGGGCATAATCTCAAAGAAATAGTCCTCGCATTCTTCAAAGTTTTTTGGCGTGCGTTTACTATCTATTGTTTTCTTAGATTGTTTTATTATATTGTTCTTATTAGGTAGACAAATTGGCGAGGCAGAGTCGCCATATTGTCTAGGCAGACTAGACAAATTGTCTACCCTGACTGGACACAGGTGTCTAGTCCGACCGTTTGAAGTCACCGTAACCAACCCAGCTTCTTTGAGTCTACCGACTGCTCGACTGATAGTTCGTTCACTCACTCCGTACTCTTCTGCTATCGTATCGTTCGACTTAAAGAACGTATGTTCATTCCAGTTAAACGAGTCGATGTCACCCCATAGAATTTTGTCTACGGGTTGAAGTAAGGGATGTTCGAGGATTTCCCTTGGAATCCATATTCCTTTAAATTGCCTCATAGATTACTTCGATTTGAAAGTACGTGCTGTTACTGAAGAGTTCGGCTTCCATAATGGATGCAGTCCACTGATAGTTGCCGTCGTCATCGCGATACAAGTACACGTACCGTTCCATTAATACTTCGTTTCCTTTGTTTTTTGGTTCAACACCAACTTGCATTGATTGAGCATTTCGGTGAGTTTAGCACACTTTGCTCCGTCCGAAGCTACGATTAACGCAAGCAAATGCCTACGGTAATATCGTAACTCCGAAACGGTGCATCGTGACCAATCCTTAAATTCCATACTGCTGCAACTCGGACATACGTAAAGCTACCATATTTGCCCACTCTACCCTGTCCACGTCCGTATGCTTTATGATTTCGTCAGTGAAGTCGATAAAGCGATGTGGAGTCTTGTTGTAGTACCTGTTGCTCGTTTGACGTTTCCACCCCAGCTTTTTGTTCATATGCTCGAACGTGCCGAAATGGTAGTCGATAAATGTTTTAAGTGTCATTTTTTCTTCTGTTTTTTTTGCCATTGTTCCCAATACGCAGGGTAATCTTTTTCGTGTTGTACCGCTGTCTTCGTAGGAAACAAAAATTTCTCTCCATCGTTGCCGTCAACCAAGGTATACCCCAATTGAAATACCAGTGTAGATACCTTATCCTTATTCATTTGCTGGCGCATATACGGTTGACGCTTTAGCCATAACAAAAAGTTATTTACTCCCTCGTGGTACTCCTTTTCCGAAGGTGCAAGTTTTGGAGTGGTCAGAAACTGGTTCATCTTCTATGTTTTCAATTAATTTGATAAAATCAGATAGTTTGCGCGGGGAGACAAAAAACTCGTTTGAGTGCATATATTTTGTTTTTATCGTTATACCTAGGTCAAGCGTAACTATTGATTCGGGAGTTATTGGTTTGCCTGCTTCCGCAGTTCCTCCTTCTATGTCTAACCAGAATGCTTTTTGATTCATTAGAATGGCGTTTTTTGTTCAAGTGTATCCTCGGTCAAGGTGTCGCGTAGATGCAGCATCATACGAGCCGCCTGCTTAATCTCCTGCTCGTTGAATTGTGAAGCGTGCGTAGTAGCGTGAGCAAGGTATTCCATCGCAGCATTGATTGCCCACTGACGACTGATACGTTCGTCTTTCTCAGCCCAGTACGCTTCTTTATTTCCACCGCTTTGACCTTCAGCCTTGACCTTTTTAATCTTCAGTTTTGTACCCCATTTATTGGACTGTACTTCTACCTCTACCTCATCGCCAACGGCATAAGGTGGGGCTTCTGGTGACGTGCTAGACGCTGTTCCTTCCGTTCCGTTTTCCAGCTTTACCCAGAAGTCGTAAAAGTTCTTTCCGTTCCACGTCCAAGGGTTGTTGTCGGTCTTTTCAATTGATGCAATCTTAGTATTCATCTCTATGGATTTTTAATGGTTTGTAGATTTTGATTAGTCCCCAAAGGTATCGTTTCACTGTGTACACTTTGAGTGGTGGTTCAGGCTTCGTTTCGATAATCACGCATTCGCTGAGTATCTTATCTATGGCATCTTGAGAGACGGGAGGCAAGCCTAGTTCTTCCCGCCACGCAAGCCATTTATTGAGCTGTGTCTTGTCCATCTCGCTTCTTTTTCATTTTTTCCGAATGTTCCGTAAGGCAGTAGTACAGCGTGAAGTAAATCCAACCCGATTGCTTCAACGCTATCTCTAACTCGTCTTTTGATAAATCAGACACAAACGATTTATCACCACCGCTTGCGCCCTTTGTGCAAGCAAATGAACGGTAGCCTTTGTCAATGAAGTATTCGGGATTGAACCATACTTCATCATCATCGCACGGAGTCCAAATCTTAGCGTTGTACGTTTCGTACACAGTGCCACTCGTAGCACCAGTGACCCACGTTTCTTCTTGACTATACTGCATAACCCAAATCGTTTTTTACGTTAGATGAAATTTTGTGGCGTTTCTCATATGCCTTCCCACGCAAAGCAGGTTCTTCTTCTTGCAACTTTGCTCGCATACGTCGGATGCTTTCTGAATTCGTCAGTTGTCCAGAAGCAAGCATATGTAGGAAATCCATAGCCGTAGCTTCCGTGGTTTTTACGTTGTGACGACGCAGTTCTATATTCCACACGTTTGCCAGTAGGCGATAGTCGTTATCCCGCAGTTCGGGATACTGAATCAGTAGTCGTCTGACTACTTCTTTTGCTTTGTTGATTTTCATCTCTTTGATAGTTTGAATGAATTTGTACGCAAATATAGTAAACATTTACATACATCCAAGACTTGCGTAAAAAATGCGTGGATTTTGCGTGTTTGCGTGAATCGTGCGGGAATTTTACGGGTTTGCGGGTAAGGCACAAAAAAACCCCTACCTCGTTAGGCAGGGGCTTTCGCTTATCAAAGGAAAAAATCTACAAGGCAATGACTCTTGTAAGGACGAAGTTACTTATTTCGTTTGCTACGACCAAGTACCACCGCGTTTAAAATACGCTTCAGCACGTCTACGATTTTATCGTCTCTGGTCGATTCAGTGAGAGCTGTATATGAGCCAGCCGCCGTAATAACGATGAGGCAAATTTCAGCCCAGTTTTCGAGGAAAAAATTATTCATTGATTAGGAATTTGTATTTCTCTTGTACGTCAAACGAAGGACACGCTTTTTCGCTGAACTCGTTATGACCGTGTAATTTGATGTTGCCGAATAAAGTCTTTAAAGCATACCACAACTGTAACCAACCCAACTCCTGTTCGGCTGTCATAGTATCTGCTGGTTTGTTATCCTTGGCACTACGCCCACCTATGTAACAAACTCCAATGGAATCTTTGTTGTTGCCTCGACAATGCGCACCTACTATGTCCAGGTCTCTACCCTTATGAATCGTGCCGTCGAGGTAGATTACGTAGTGGTATCCAATGTCATCCCATCCTCGTGCTTCGTGCCATTGACGGATGGTATCAACATTGATATGCGCACCTTCGATTGTATCCGAACAGTGCAGTATGACCTTGTTAATCTGTCTCACTCTATGCCTTTTTTAGCCAGCAATAGTTTGATTTCGTTGATGCCACTCACCAAAACCTCTAGCGTCTCTTGAACCTTGGTTTCTTGCTTTTCGAGCGAGTATAGGCGGCTCTTAATTTTCGTTACTTCGTTTGTCATCTTGACCCAAGTTGCAATGATACCGCTCACCGCACCGATAATGACACCAATTAAATCGTAGTCCATCTCTTTATGTACTCTATCAATTTCGCTTCGTTCCTAATTCGCTTAGTAATCTTTGATGCCGATACCTTGCGCGATTCTGATTTCTTTGTTGCTGAGTAGTCTGTTTCTGTCGACATTGAGATTACCAAAATAGTTGTGCCGTGACGGATGCAGGTCTGCTCCCGTGTTAGTTGAGTATTCAGGAAACAACGCTGTGTTATGGCACAAGTAATCTACTAAACGCTGACGGTAAAACATACCAATCTCCGTTGCTTTTTGTACCACCATCTTTATGTCAGATACACTTGCGCTACTGCCTTGTTCGTTACTAATCAAAGTGACGCTGTTGTTTGAGAATCGCAACCTCATCACATATGCTACTTCCGCAAATGCCAGTTGAACCAAAGTAGGCTGGATGTATTCCGTCACCAATGTTTCGTAGTTGCCTGTAAGCGTAGAGTCAATAATGTCCTGCTTTAGTTTGTTGTCCAAATCTGTTCCCAAGGCTGGTAGAATCCAACGGTCTTGAGCAATCAAAATGTACGGATGCAACAAGTTGTCATCGACAGCAGAACCCAATGCTGTGTCCTTCTTTATACGCGAAGCGTTGATATACAGTGTAGCCATTATTGCTTGTCAATTGGTGCGATAGCTTCGTCTCCTTTCTGAACTACATAAGGATTGTTTCCGACACGCTGCATAACTGCGTCCCAATCCTCGTACAGCCCATCCGTGGTATCTGGAAGACCATCTGGTACATATACATATATAAGTCTTTTCCATCCGTGGTAGCAGTTCTTTCCGCCAGCCCATTCAAAAATATCATACGTGCTTTGTCCCGCTGCCGCAAACTGTCCGTTCACCCCGTCCGAACTCATATTAGCAATGTCTTCGTAACGGTACTGTACTCCCCCTTGAGCCAAGTCCATCATCTCAATACAAAAATCACGACTGTCACCTACAGGCTGTTTACTGGTAGCTTTAAAATATTGATACCGCACGGCAAACAAATTACCCTGTGGACTTACGACATCGCCCCAATCAGAAACGAGGTCATAATTAGAATAATCTTCCAGACCAAATTCGTATTTCGTGTGCAGGCGTTTGTCATCGGACGTGTCGTTGACTACCTCCTCCTTCAGCAGAAAGAATTCTTTCGGCAGTGGGGCATCCTTGTCCGCCAGATGATTTAACCAAATTGAGCCTTGGGTCTCGTTGATGCGTATTGGTTGCTCCGAAAAGATTTTTTTTTTTACTTCCTCTTCTTCGGCTTTCTGTTCCATAAATGACGCTGGCACAAGGTCTTTGAAGTACACATCCAAAATGATGCTGTTGGTCGCAAGCAAAGGCTCGATACCTTCTAGCAAAATATTTTGGAACGGCTCGATTACCGTCTTGCTGTATAGGTCGTATGCGTCCTTCATTTCATCGGAGTTGCTTCCAAAGCCTCCACCTTCTGAACGCAGCCCAAACAACAACGGACTGGTCACACGGTGACCCGACAATATTTCTTGGAAGGTTTGCTTTGCTAAGAAGTCATACGTGTCGTGTGGGTTGGCTAAGTTGAAAGGCTCAACCGTAGGTGCTGAATCTTGCCCGTCGTTGAAAGTCATCAGAATCTTTCCCGCGTTACTTGCCCCTCCAAACTTGTCGTAAATCAATCGCTCCAAATCTCGTCGCTCATCGTCCGTAGGAATACCTCCGTTAAACGAAAGTACCATACTTGGGAACAACCCGTTTTTGATGTTTTGCAAGTGGAACTCAGCAATGTTTTTGTCGAGTTCGATATACGAAGTAGCTCCAGCATAATCAGGCAAGCCATAGAAAAAACTGACTGGGCTATACGATTTGATGTGCAGGATTTGGCTAGGTGCAGTACGGTCGCTAGTATTGAAACGCGGGATAGGAGTTGGCTTAAACGTAGACTTGTCGCACTCCATCCAGTTCGTGCTGTGATAATAGATTTCTACTTGGTCATTATCGTCTGCCTTGCCGCAACGAATTGTACTCGCAGGGACGTGGTATACCTCGCTTATCACGCTACGGTCTTGCGACCAAATCACTTGCAAGTAAGCGTTGCCATATAGCTTTAAATCAAACGCTGCACGCTTTAAACAATTGTGACGAAACAATCCCTTTAGCTTCAACCATTGGTCTACGTTGTCATCCTTGCCGTCAGAATCCAAACCTTCACCATAAATCATATCGGCACTACCCGTAACGATTGCTCCGTGAATTGAACTTGAAATAAACAAGTCATCTAGGTAGTTTGGGTACAAATTGTCTTCTCCAAAGAATACCCAGTCTTTGTTTGAATCGCTATAAAACAGCGGTTTCTCGTACCGCATATAGTCTACTACTCCTAGCTTCGTTTTCATCTAACTTTTTTTACTGGCAACTACTTGACCAATTACTGAATATTTCATTTAAATCGTGTACGCTTATGATGCCGTCTTTGTTGATGTCAGCTTGACCATCGTATGATGTGCCAAAATGCGAAAAAAGAATCAGCAAATCTTGGATGCCTACGTTTAAATCATTGTTTACGTCTCCTATACAATATACATTTTCTTGTAAAACATCAGGTCGCCAAGAAGGTAAGGTGTTGTGTATACGTTCAATTTGTCCATAAGTAAAAGTAGTGCGACAAGAATCAACGTAATAATCCATATGGTTATTCGTTTCGTAATTGTATGCCCCAGTAGGGCAGATAGGGTTTTCACAACTCCAATTCACTTTCGTAGGTGGTGTGTCGCACACTCGGTCGTTGACAGCCTGACAATCCGATTCTTCTTCACCGCAGTAGTCGATACCTTGGAAGACGTGATACAAACCTACGTAATGACCGACTTCGTGAATAAGCGTTTTGTTCAGATTTCTGTCTTCCAGTAGGTGGTTACCCATTCTTCCAAAACAATCGCTTCGAACATAAACACCGTCAGCGTATTGAGATGACAGGTAGTACAAATAAGCAAATCCCAAGATGCCTCCACAAAATTCTGGAAATACGTGTATGTTCATATAAGAAGCTATGTCCCATTGCAACGGTGCAATGTATGCTTGCATAGCGTTGATATTGTACGGAAAACAAACCGTACTGTCTAAGTCAGGTATTTCGTGGTACTCAAGTGCTACAAGGCTTACACTGACTTCGGCAGAAGCAAATTCTTCGTTTACAGAACTAATGGCATCATAAACAATAGTAGGCTCGATGTTTGCCAAACTTGCCGCATCAGGATAATGTATATGAACTACGCTGTGTACGTACTTCCAATTTGTTTCGCTTCTGTTCGACACATCCTCTGGAGGATTGTTGCCAAAAGCATAACACAATTCTTGGGCGTTTAACGCGCCTACGATAAAGCAAGCAACAAATCCAAAACGGTAATCCATCCGTCGTTATTTAAGTCTAAGGCTGCGTTATAAGGGGGTGGAGTTCCGTTAAAGTATTGGAGGATACCTAAAAGTGTTTGACTCATATGTCTGCTTTTTGTGCCGCCTTGCGACAGTGATGTTTTTCGATGCTGTCCAAAAAATCTGACAACCAAATACCTAAATCAGTAAGTGTCATCTCCCGTTGATTTGCTCCCAGCACAGCAGATACGGAATGCGTGCCAAACGGTATGCCCTCTTGCTTAATTAAAGTCGCGTTTAAAAACGATGCCGCACAAACTGATACTACTTTACTTACAGAGCTAAAGAAGTTGTATATGAGCATCCAAATTGCGCTACTAATGTTTTGCAGGCAAAACCATAAAGCGTGCGCTACAGTAAACATTATGCCTACAGGTATAGCCAGAGCAGCTAAAACAACGAGGCATAGAACCTTAAATATCTTCTTCAGGAAACCAGCCATTATCCACCATATATTGATAGTCTCGAACGGTCGTAGTTGAGGGGATGATGTATCCAAATGGAAACTTCGAATTCGTTTGAACGAAGGCTGAAAGGGAGAAACGCTCATCCGAGGAGAGTTCAGGGAAGCAAGCGACCAACTTCTCAAGTGTCGCCGCTTCGTGTACGTGGATGAGGTAATCCGTATCCACTTGCAGCGCGTTCTGTACGCCGTCTGGGTGCGTGACGATACCGAACACGGTGGACGCCGCTTCGCCTTCTGCCTGAATGAGTACGGGCCGCGAGATGTTGTAGAGTTCTCGCGTGATTTGGTACGCTCTTCGTTCGCTTGTCTGCGTGGCGGTTGGAAGTACGATGATATATCCGTTCATCAGTAGATGTTGTAGAAGGTGTTTATGTTGTCCTCGATGTTTGTGCGGTTGCTGGATTGGTTGCTTTCGTAGGAAATAATCTCTTGAATTGTTCCCGTCATATAGCCAACATTATTCGCAAACGTCGTACCTATGGACGAATTACAGGCTCCAGTTATTGCTTGAGCGTGTGTAGCAGTAACGTCCAAACTACCATTTAAATAAAGGCTAAAATCTGTGCCTGCATATTCGCTTTCAATCAAAGATTGATTTGTCGACAGGGTAAATGAACCAGTTAAAATCGTTGGCGAGCCGCTTGGTGGAAAAATCACGCTATATAATTTGTCTGCATCGGTTCGAAGATTTTGCGCAATTCTTGGAGTCCAATCAGTAGTAAAAACACCATTATTAGATACTAAGTCGTCAAATCTTACAACTGCAAAGCTGTTACGCTGAGACCCTGCCGTATACAGCGAAGTATTTTGAAAAAGAACGTCGTTCGTACCATCAAACAATACCGCAGGTTTCCCGTTGTCCGTCACTACGCCTGTAGTTCCGTCGTAAATCTTTGGCATATTTGCCGTAGTCGTTTGCGACACCGTTACGGAATTTCCTGATTGGTCGTACCAGTAACGGATGAACCCGTCGTTTGACCCACAGTGGGCAGCCAAGGCAACCGTGTCAAGCTCTCCAAAAACATTGGGGTAGATGTCAGCGTAACTCGTGCCGTTCCATACGTTTATCAAAGCCCCTGTATACGTCGAGTCCAAAAGCCGCAAGGAATAAGCAGCCGCCGCCCCTGAGTACGTGTCGAGGAGTGGCGTGTTTTGGGTGAAGTAGTCGCCGATGTTGGATTCGATGGAGGTGCGGTCGCTGGATTTATTTTCAGGATACAGCAGAACCTCCTGCATTAACCCATTCATAAAGTTATTTGAACTGGTCAAATATTTACCTACAAAAAGATTTCCGCTTATTCCTGTGGTGTTTGGGTTACCGCTGACAACGCTTGTACCGTTTGCAAAAATCTCCGAACTCGCACCGTTAAACAAGCTGAAACGAAGATATTGATTGTCCTGCACATAGTCCACGCTTGCGCCGCTTGAGAGCGTCGTTCCTGCATTAATTGCAAAACCCCCGTCGTTTCTATAGAAGTCAATAAAGTTATTTGTGTCCGTCGTGTTTAAAATGCCTCCACTAAACGCCGTTGCTTGTGGTGTTGTTGTGCTTATGACTGTAACGGGTTGCGTGGAAGTTGTTACCGCTCCACTTTCAAAAAAGTCGTCGCTCCCGTCAAAGTCCAACGCCACTTTACCGTTCTCCTTCACCAACGCGCCACCCGTGTATATCGTCGGCTGTTTCGTCGGGTCGCTTTGCGTTGCATCGTTCCCGTTTCCGCTTTGGTCTTTCCACGTTACCACGGTACACGTCGTCCCCGTGCAGAAGGTTTCTATCGCGCTCTCGTCGATGTTGCCTGAAC